ATACCTTATATCCACGCCCTAAAGGACGTGGTTTTACGGCACGATTAGATAAAATCAATTCCTTATGTGTTGTGGTGACCATAAGCCTTGTAGCTTGGGCAAGGTAAAAAAGCCAAGCAACTATCAATAAAACCAAAATGGCACACACCATTGAATAAATTTCAACGCATACTCAAGTTTTCCAATTTTCATAAGGAACTCCCAATGTTCAACAAATTAAAACAGTATTTTAAACGCTTTGAGAAAACATACCCAATACTGACAGAATATATAGTATCCGTTCTGATTTTATTCACGACAGGCTATATTTTTCTCGTTTTGTTGAGATAGTAATTTGACAACCACCGCTCTTTCGGATTAAGATAACCGCACTACAAGCCGTTTAATAACGGCTTTTTTTATACCTAAAATTTGGAGAAAACAATGAACAAATACGAAGCTCTCGGCAGATATATTGAAGCTAAAGAGAAATTAGCAAAATTAACTGAAAAGCGAGAAATATTCGCTGGAAAAATTATAGATGCTAGTCAACATTTACAAGGAATTAGTGCTACTAGCTTAAAGAAAACATCCGCTGAAATCACTGAAATGTTGGAACAATTTATCAAAATTAACGATGAAGCCTTAGAGTTAGTTGATCAAATCAATCAATATGCGGAAATTTGCGAAAGACCTAAAGTAAGTTAATATTGACATAATACACCCTTTTATTTTACTATCTGCCTCAAGGTGTCAGAACCTTTAATGTACAAGGCGGATAGTGTAACTGGTCGCCAAGAGCGACTTTTTTTATATCCGTAATCCTGACTATGTCGGGAGGGCGACTAATACAATACCTTCGGGGAATACGTCCAGCCCTTGCCTTGTACGGGGTTTCTGAACCTCCCGACGCCACTGTCAGAAGTGGCTTGTTCTAAACAAATAGTACGAGGATTATATTATGTCAACTCAACTCTCAACATTCCTTTTTGAAACTCATATCATCCGCACTTTATCTATTAACAATGAACCTTGGTTTGTTGTAGCTGATCTTTGCAAAGCACTTGAGCTATCAAGCCCAACTAAAGCTATTTTGAATTTAGATGAAGACGAGGTAGCCCTGAATTCAATTCAGGGCATAAGTAAAGGTAATGATAAAGTAAATTTAGTTTCCGAAAGTGGAATGTACACCTTAATTTTACGCTGCCGTGATGCAGTGAAAAAAGGATCTGTTCCACACCGTTTCAGAAAATGGGTAACTGCAGAAGTCCTACCCCAAATCAGAAAAACAGGGAAATATGAAGTCCAGTCACAACAACTTGCCTTACCTGAACCTGAAAAGAAATACACATTCTCATTTACTGAATACGAGCTACAACAACTTGCTTGGGCTTGGTTTGCATTTAGTCGTTGTACTGAAACATTACGCAAACTCTATTCTCCATTGCAAAAACTAGGCTCGCATTTTGCACCAAAAGCCTACGGTCAAGGTATGGAATACTATCGCCTTGTTCAAAGCACAAATGACACAATTAACCACATAACAAAAGACTTTAAATGCGTAAGTAATAACAATTGGCGAGTGCTAGAACACGTTCGTAATTTCGATAAGAACGCAATAGTCTACAACCAAATTCACGATTAAAACTCTCCAGAAACCGACCGCACTTTATCGTGTGGCGGTTTGTCTTACCCAAAATTCAGCAAATTGAACAAAAAGGAAACGATTATGAAACACATCAATATATGGGATCTAACGGGCGCATTCATTCTTGCGCTTATTCTTGGTATTGGTTGTCATCCAGTATCAGCAAACGAACAAGAAACAGATTATTACAATCACTATCTGAATGCTGAAATCAGCAAAGAACAATTAGCTGAAATGGAACGCGAAGCAAGCGAAGAATGGGAACAGGAATACGGTGATATTCCACCAAACTTAGCGAGCGAACAACTGATTTATCTCAAGGTTTACGCACTTAAAGAACAGGAGCGAAGAAATGGCACGCGTTAGAAAGAAAGGTGATAAAACGCTCTCCTACTCTATCGAACCCCATCCAAAAGGACTGGGGCTTGTTGTTATTGAGCGTATTGGCAAAAACCAAGAAAACAAAACAGGCTGGCAGCGCAATTTTGCTAGCAAGGATTTATGCGAAACAGCAATAAAACTTCGGCAGAAAAGCAGAGAGGAGTTTTTAAACGCCTCATGCAAGCCAGCAAGACAATTTTACATTTGACGGATTGAGCAGATGAAAATAACAGATTCACAATTAGCAAGAGCGGTCGATATGCGAGATGTTGCAATACTTGATGAAATATGCGATCGCGAAACATTAGAAGAACAGCAAATAGCGCACTTTGAAGATCAAGTAAAACTTGGTAACACTTGCGAATTTTATTGCTTAGCCGAGCAGTTATCTAGTGATGATAATTTTTGGTTAGCAATTGGAAGTGGTTCTGATTATCTCAAGATTAGAGATGAATATATTAAGCGTATTGTTGTTGAAGATAAATACTATCAGAAAGAGGATTATTAAAATGGCACAAGTTGCAACACAACAAAATAAATTACCTAGCGTAAAAGATTTTTTCGAAAAGCCAGCAGTTAAGCAAAAAATCCAAGAATTACTTAACAAAAACGCCGCGGCATTTTCGACTAGCGTTCTTCAGATTGTGAATAGCAATTCTTTATTAAAAGATGCCGACCCAATGACGATTTTTAACGCCGCTTGCATGGCGGCAACGCTAAATTTACCACTTCAAAATGGTCTAGGGTTTGCCTATATCGTTCCATACAAAAACAATAAAACGAAGAAATACGAAGCACAATTTCAGATTGGCTATAAAGGTTTGATTCAACTTGCACAGCGTTCAGGACAATTTAAACGATTTGTTGCAGTACCTATCTATAAAGAACAGCTTATTGCAGAAGATCCAATTAATGGTTATGAGTTTGACTGGAGCAAAAAGCCAGCAAATGGTGAAGTTCCAATTGGTTATTATGCTTATTTCAAGCTGTTGAATGAGTTTACTGCCGAAATTTATATGACGACTGAAGAAGTCAATGAACATGCTAAGCGGTATAGTCAAACTTACCGAACATACTTGCAGAAGAAAGAGCAAGGGCAATGGGCGACAAGCGTTTGGGCGGATAACTTTGAAGCCATGGCACTAAAAACAGTTATGAAGTTATTGCTATCAAAACAAGCCCCTTTATCTGTCGAAATTCAAAAGGCAGTATTGGCAGATCAAGCCGTTGTTAAAGATGTCGAAAAAGGCGAATTTAACTATGTAGATAATGCCAATATCCAAGATGCAGAATTCACAGATTTAAAAGTCAGCAATGAACAGTTTGAGCAATGTAAGCAAAACATCATTAACGGTGAAACAACATTACAAGAATTGTGCGATGCAGGGTTTGATTTCTCATCCGCACAGTATGACGAATTGGAGCAAATAGAAAATGAACGAAACGGAAATGTACAATCTTAAAGTTAGATGTTCAATGCTCCACCGCTTGATTGGCGAGCCTAAAACAAAGGCTGATAAAGAAGCTGGTAAAATCACAGAAACAGCAAAAAGTGCAGTGCGTGAGATTGTGAAGTTTGACTTGTTTGGTTATGAATCCTTTGATGGCAATAAATACACTAAAAAAGGGAATGACCTTGAAGAACAGGCAATCAAGCTAAGTGGACTAAAACGAGGTTTACCGCTTAAAAAGAACACCGAACGAAGAGAGAATGACTTAATTACGGGGGAATGTGATGTTTACATTCCCTCTCGTCGTTTAATCATTGATACAAAATGTTCTTGGGATATTGGCTCACACCCTTTTTTCATTGATGAAGCCGAAGACAAAGCCAAAAAAGCCGGCTACGACATTCAAATGCAAGGTTATATGTGGCTGTGGGACTGTGAAGAGGCACAAATAGACTTCATTCTACTTCCTACTCCATTAGACTTAATTAAGAGCTATGAGAATGCAGAAAAATTTGTTGATTTAGTTGAACAAATACCGCAGCAGAAACGCATTACAACGGTTGTGGTAAAGCGTGATGAAAAGGTTATTGAAAGAATAAAAGAACGCATTCCAAAAGCTCAAGCTTATTATCAACAACTTATTCAGGAGGCTATGTAATGGCTGGAGTCAATAAAGCAATTATCGTGGGGAATTTGGGAAACGATCCTGAAATCCGCACAATGCCAAATGGCGACCCTGTTGCAAAAATCAGCGTCGCAACCAGTGAAAGCTGGATCGACAAAAATACTGGCGAACGAAAAACACAAACTGAATGGCATTCTATCGTGTTCTATCGTCGCCAAGCAGAAATTTGCGGTCAGTATCTCAAAAAAGGATCGAAAGTGTATGTGGAAGGGCGTTTAAGAACTCGTAAATGGCAAGACCAAAACGGGCAAGACCGCTACACCACTGAAATCCAAGGCGACGTATTGCAGATGTTAGACAGTCGCCAAGATTCACAAGCACAAGCTAACGCACAAGCACCACAAAACAACGCTTATGCCAATGCGAAAGCTGGAAAGCTTGTACCGCCACAAGCAGATAACTTTGAAGAGGATAATATCCCATTTTGAATTCCATATACAGAACAACAGCCACTTTAACGAGTGGCTTTTTTATTAACTAAAAAACTGGAGAAATCAAAAATGAGTAAACAAACCCAATTCTCGACAACGTTATCACAATTAAATCGTGGTGAACTAAACGACGAACTAACAGAAGTTCTTGCTAATGTTATCAAAGCGGTGCGCGATACACGTAAACAAGGTTCTGTAACACTTAACTTGAAAATCTCAATGTTAAATACTCGCACAGAAAATCAAATCAAAATCACACCAATGGTTTCTAGCAAAATTCCAGAGCTTGATCGTGAAGAAAGTATTGTGTTCTCGACTGCTGACGGTGACGTTTTGTTTGATGACCCAAATCAAATCAAAATGGATTTGAAAACAGTAGAAGAAAAACCAGCCGGTCAATTGAAAGTGCTTAAAACAGCTTAATTAAATAACCGATTTTAACCCACCGCCCAGCTTAAAAACTGGGCTTTTTTAACTCTAGAGGAAACTTAAAAATGGAAAAAGCAGTAAATGAAATTGCAAAAATTCTAGCAAACGGCAAAGCATTACATTCACACATTCCGTCGATTATTCTTGAAGAAAATTTCGATGTTAAATCGTTAGAAAGCTTACAAGAAAATCCTAGCAGAATCCGAACTAAAGTTTCAGTAAGTTCTGAAAAGTCGTTCATTGAATATGTCATTGACATCCTCCCCTGCCTAAAGGCAGGGGATTCCTACTAGCTCCCACAGCAA